ACCCTCTTGATGAGGATGATGATGATGAAATGAATAGTGAAAAAGAAATAATAGAAGGTGATGGACACTTATTTATAATTAAAGAAAGGAATACAAAATGAGTAAATACTTTAATACAACCAAGCATAAACGAGACAAGCAACGTAAAGACAGGTTAATGAATAGCCTTGTTTACCTAACGTTAGCATTCGCAGCTATTGGGGCAATGTATACGTTTAGCTTGGCATTAACTATAGTATGGGGTTTGTTCTTATGATGGCAAGGTTAGATAGAGCTGAAGAACTAAAGGTATACAAGAGCATTGTATCTAGATTAGAAGATGAATTAAAGAGATACCCTACAGGTGTTAGGCCTAGTCATGTTTCAACTGATGTAGCTATCACAAACATGATGCTAAATGAATACAAAAATAAAATAAAAGAACTGGAGGTCTTGACAGATTAGAAAAGGGGTGTATAATGAGTATTAACGGTAGCCCCTGATACGTACTAAGTACAGGGAGTACCAGTTACTTTCATATCCCTTCCATATTAACAGGAGAAGTAAGGTAAATGATAATAGAAGATTATATGATGGCTGCATGGTCAGTACTTATAATGTATTCTTTAGGTGTAATCTTTTTGATTGAAGGTTTCTTACCTGAGGAGGATGAACATAATTTCTATAAGGTTGCCTTGCTCTGGCCTTGGATATCTGTTAAGTTAATATGGTACAGGTTAACAACAAGAGAAGGGGATTATTAAAGTATGCGATGTTATATTTGTAATGCTCTAACAAAAGACACTGAGATATATTGGGAAGAGAACAGACAAAACTGGTCACCTTGCCCTCGTTGTATTTCTAAGGTTAAGGAGGCACAAGAGTTTGAACTATTCGATGGAATACGAACACAAGAAACACCAACCATGCCAAAGCTGCGGGAGTAGTGATGGGGCATACCCATATGAGGACGGTTTGTTTTGTCATGTTTGTAAGACTAAACATTTTAATGATGATGATGATGAAGGAGTAGCACTAGAAATCATGCAACCAAATTTACAGGCTGTGAAGCCATTGCCACCAGTATCAGGATCACCTGCAGCTATTACAAGCAGGGGTTTAACTAAGGCAGTATCAGAAAAGTATAAGGTGTTATCATCAGGGGATAAAGTTAACCTGATCTACACTTTAAATGGTAAACCTACAGGGTTTAAAGAGAGAAGTTTAACTGAGAAAACTTTTAAGTTTAATGGCAATGCACAGGCTGATCTGTTTGGGCAAGCATGTTTCTCTAAGGGTGGTAAGTCAGTAACAATTACTGAAGGTGAATATGATGCCATGTCAGTGTATCAGATGATGTTTATGTCTGAACCATGTGTATCTGTAATCAATGGGGCGCAGGGTGCAGTCAAAGATTGTAAGAGAAACTATGAATGGCTCGATAGCTTTGATAAGATTAACATTTGCTTTGATAGTGACAAGGCAGGACAGGATGCAGCTCTACTGGTAGCTGAGTTGTTTGATCCCCGTAAGGTACGTTTAGTTAAGATGACACTGAATGATCCTAATGATTACATCAGTCAGGGTAGGGAAAGAGAATTCATTGACAGTCACAAGAAAGCTGGACCGTTCACACCTGATGGTATACTAGCAGGTACTGATCTCTATGATCTAGTGGCTACACCACCTACCTATGACTGCGTACCTTACCCCTTCAAGGGTTTAAACAAGATGACTAAAGGCCTGAGAACAGGTGAGCTAATAACTTTTGTAGCTGGAACAGGTGTTGGTAAGACACAAGTTATGAGAGAGATACTGTACAACCTGATAAGACAAGACAAAGGCCATGTTGGTACTCTATTCTTAGAAGAACCAGTGAGAGATACAGGCCTAGGCATGATGTCAATACATGCTGAGAAGATGTTACACCTACCCGATACACAATACACAAAGGAAGAATTTGATGAAGCTTATAACGCAACTCTTGGTAGCAACCGTGTCTATCTCTACGATAGTTTTGGGAGTAATTCTGTTGAACGCATTGTTAGCATGGTTCGTTATCTTGTCCGTTCCTGCGAGTGTAAGTTTATAATATTAGATCATATCAGTATCGTAGTATCTGATCATGCAAAGGATGAACGTAAAGCACTAGATGAAATAGTTACTAAGTTAAAAACTTTAACTGTTGAGTTAGATATCTGTTTGATCATGGTGTCTCACCTGAATAGAGATAAGAATAGGAGATCACCTGAAGAGGGTGGCACTATCAATCTACAGGACATAAGAGGTACGGCAGGGATAGCTCAGTTAAGTAATATGATTGTAGCCTTAGAGAGAAACACCCAAGCTGAAGATGAACTAGAACGTAACACCACTAAGGTACGAGTAATCAAGAATAGATTTACTGGTGAGACAGGTGTATGTGATAGCCTGACCTACAGTAAACGTAGTGGTAGACTACATAGTTACGAGGGATAGAGACAATGAGAGTAGTATTTGATATTGAGACTGATAGTCTAGATGCTACCGTCATTCATGTAGTAGTAGCAAAAGAATTAGGGAAGAAAGGTAACTACATTATACGCAGCCCAAAAGCATTTGCTAAGTTTGCTAAGGATGTAACACAATGGATTGCTCACAACGGTATAGGCTTTGACATACCAGTGATTGAGAAGTTGTGGGGTTACAAGATACCATTAGATAAGACACTGGATACCTTAGTACTATCTCGTTTGTTTGATCCACAACGTAGGGGTGGACATTCCCTGAAGGTATGGGGTGAGAGACTAGGAGATTTTAAGACTGAATTCTCAGGGTTCTCTGAGTACACTGAAGAGATGAAAGAGTACTGCAAACAGGATGTTCATGTCACTGAGTTACTATACAATGAGTTGATGAAAGAGGGTGAAGATTTTAGCCAAGCATCTATCAACTTAGAACACATGGTACATGCCATAATGTGTGAACAAGAACGTAATGGATTTGCACTTGACATTGATTTAGCTCAAGAAATTTACACTGTTTGTCTAAAAGAAAACAATCGTATTGAATCTGAGATAAAGAAATACATGGTTCCTATAGCTGTTAAAGTTAAAGATGTAGTAGTTAAGTACAAGAAAGATGGCAGCATATTCTCTAACCAACTCTTAGATAATCAGGAGGTATGGGGTGACTACTCAAAGATACTCTGGGAAGAATTTAATCTGGCCTCACCATCACAAATTAACAAGAGACTAGATAGACTAGGGTGGAAGCCAACAGTTAAAACTAAGTCAGGAGAGAGCTATAAAATTTGCCCAGAAAATTTAGCTACCATACCTGATGATGCACCTCAGGCAGTGAAAGGGTTGAAGGCATGGAAGGTACTAGAGACACGTTGGAAGATAGCTCAGGAGTGGCTAGAGAAAGCACAAGGGGATGGCAGGGTACATGGTACAGTCATAACAACTGGTGCTGTAACCCATAGGGCTGCACATCGAGGTCCTAACATGGCTAACATACCTTCAGTACCTCACGGTAAGACAGGTATACTGTGGAAGATGGATGGTATGTACGCAGCTGAATGCAGACAAGTCTTTAAAGTACCTGAAGGTAGGAAGTTAGTAGGTACTGATGCAGCAGGGATACAGCTCAGGGTACTAGCTCACTACATGAATGATCCAGTGTATACCGAACAGGTCATAGATGGTGACATACATACCTTCAACAAGAATGCTTTAGGTAGGTTCTGTAAAGACAGGCCAACAGCCAAGACATTTATCTATGCCTTCTTACTAGGGGCAGGGGTTGGTAAGATTGCTGAGATACTAGGGTGTAATGGAGGGCAAGCTAACAAGGCTATGCAGAACTTCTATGAGACACTACCGACACTCAAGAGATTAAAGAGTGAAGCATCTAGAGCTGCAAGTATGGGGTGGATGAAGGGTTTAGACGGTAGGATATTACGCATAGGTAGTGATCATCTAGCCTTGTCTGTTTACCTGCAAGGTGGTGAGACAGTGATCATGAGACTAGCCAATGTATTCTGGCAACGTAAAGCTAAAGAAGAACGTATCAACTTTAAGCAATGTGCTTGGGTACATGATGAATGGCAAACAGAAGTTGATGCTGAACAAGCCGAGAGATTAGGGGAGATACAAGTACAATCTATTATAGATGCTGGTAAATTCTTTAAGCTAAACTGTCCAATGGATGGTGAAGCAAAAATAGGAAACAATTGGTTAGAAACCCATTGACACTTCCTAAAGAGTATAGTATTATAATTAAACAAACTAACGCCACAAGGAGTAAATCATGGCCAAAGATAAGAAAATAGTTTTAAAAGATGTTGAAGTATGTTGGGCAAAGTTACAAGAACCAGCAGCTAAATACATGTCAGAAGACTTAGCATACACTGTAGCTATCAAGATGAATGATCAGCTAGAAAACTTAATGACTGACTACAAGTTAAATAAGAAAGTCAAAGAAGGTAAAGACACTACCTTTGATGGTGCAAGGTTCATTCAGATAGGTCTAGATGAAAAGACTAGAGGTGGTTGGACACGTTACGGTGAAGTATACGATGCTGAGGGTAACCCATCTGAGGCATTACTTGGTAACGGTTCTAAGGTTAACATGTTCATATCTATTGGTGATAGCCAGTACGGTAACATCATTAAACTAGGTCACCTGTCAACTATGAACCAAGATACTAAAGAAATGTTCTTTGACTTCTGTCAGATAACAGATCTTGTAGAGTACAACAAGACAAGTGCAGTCATTACCTCTAGAGAAACTATAGCTGCAGCTGAGACAGCACCTGTAGAAGAAGTAACTATAGACTTTTAAAGATAGGAAACTATAATGAATAAGAGTATCGATACCTTAATTACTGATGTCTATGACGTTCTTGTAAAAGGGTACAACCAGACAGAAGATAATGATAAAGTTATCGATACCTTTGGTGACAACCTAAAAGATTTGCTACGGTCTAGGTTGTCCCCTCGTCGAAAGGGAGGTCCTGTCCTCCGTCTATCTGCAATTGGTAAACCCTCCCGACAATTGTGGTATGACTCTAAGGGCTACACTAAACAGGAACTAACAGGAGATCAGTTACTGAAGTTCCTATATGGAGATATTATTGAAGAAATACTTTTAACATTAGCTAAACTTTCTGGTCACAGTGTGACAAATGAGCAACACTCAGTGAAGGTAGCAGGTATTAAAGGACATATGGACGCAGTAATTGATGGGCATGTTGTTGATGTTAAGTCTGCTTCACCGTTTGCCTATAAGAAGTTCTCTAAAGGTAGCCTCCCTTTCGATGATCCTTTTGGATACCTTCAACAGATAGCAGCATACAGTGAAGGTGTACCAGACAACAAAGGTGTAGCCTTCTGGGCTATGAATAAAGTAGATGGATCTCTTACCCTGTATCAACCATCAGAAGATGTACTACCTGATACACAAGAGAGAGTTGATGAACTACATAAGGTATTAGCTCAAGATGAACCACCTGTTAGATGTTATGATGATGTACTAGATGGTAAGACAGGCAACCGTAAGTTAGATATGGGTTGTGTTTTCTGTGACTTCAAGAAGGTTTGTTGGGCTGATGCTAATGGTGGTGAAGGATTGAAAGCTTACAAGTATGCAGCTATTCCTTTCCCTATCTACCTAACTGAGACTGTTAAACAACCTAGAGTAGATGAGATAGACATTGCCTAAGAAATTAACTACTAGACAAAGAGCAATCAAAGCAGGTTATAGATCAGGGCTAGAAGAGCAGACAGCTAAAGCCCTGAAGAAAAAGAAAATCAAATTTAGTTATGAGTTACTCAAGATTAAATGGGAAGACTTCAAGATAAGAACCTACACACCTGACTTTCAATTACCTAATGGAATAATAATTGAAACCAAAGGTAGGTTCACAGCTGCAGATAGACGTAAGCATTTAGAAATCCAGAGACAATACTTTAGTGGGTACGATATCAGATTTGTATTCAGTAACAGCAGGGCTAAATTGTACAAGGGTGCTAAGAGTTCTTATGGTGACTGGTGTAAGAAGAATAACTTTCTATATGCAGATAAAGAAATACCTCAGGAGTGGATAGATGAATAGTAGTTTAGCTAACAAACTAACAGATAGGTTTAGCATAGAAGAGATAGCTGAGGTTGTAGGTATCACACCTCACATGTTTGTCCAAGCATTTGCTGATGATATAGTAGACAATCTAGATTCTTTTGGGGAGATAGACTTAGGATTTTTAGTAGAGAAAGAAAAAGAATGACAATAGGATTTAGAGATTACCAAAAGAAAGCAGTTAGCTTTGCAATCTATCCAGCTACACATAAGGTACTGTACCCTGCCTTAGGTCTATGTGGTGAGACAGGTGAGGTAGCTGAGAAAGTTAAGAAGCAAGTAAGAGATGGTGTGTTTAACAGACATGAAGTAGCTAAGGAACTAGGAGATGTACTGTGGTACTTAGCTAATCTAGCCAGTGATATTGGCTATAACCTAGATGAGATAGCTGACATAAACATTGAGAAGCTTTCAAGTCGTAAGGACAGAAACAAGATACAAGGTTCAGGGGACAACAGATGAAGATACTTAGAGCAATAGGTAGATGGTGGTATAGATTTATTAACTACATGATTACTTGGCAGCTACATAGGGATGCAGTTAAACATTTAAACAAGTTAACAGACAGGGAACTAAAAGACATAGGTCTTACAAGGGGTGAGATAGATCGAATGATCTGGTTTAAAGAAGACAAACAAGATAGAGGGACTAAAGAATGAGCAATAACTACCTACCAACTGACTACCAATCTTTCATACACAAGTCACGGTATGCTAAGTACATAGAAGGTAAAGGCCGTGAGTCTTGGGGTGACACTGTGGAAAGATACATGTCTAACATTGTAGGTACTCTAGTGGATACTGTAACTAAGAAAGAACTAGAGAAAGCTATCTTAGACTTAGGTGTCATGCCAAGTATGCGGTCACTTATGACTGCGGGTAAGGCGGCTGATCGTGACAATGTTTGTATGTATAATTGTAGCTACTTAGCTGTTGATGATGTCAAAGCATT